CCATTACAATTACCTCCTTCATTCACCGGGTAAAAGCCGGGACGGTGGAATGACATCAGAACGGCTCCAGGCCGAGGGCAACGCGGACATCTGACTCGGCAGCCAAGAGAGCACGAAGCAGGTCACGCTTGTAGCAATGACAAAACGGAGAAAAAGGGTCGGTCTCCGGATTGAATAACGGGCTACAACCAACATGCGGCATCGTGCGCAGGACCTCCGTGCGCATCTCCATCAGACGAGTGACTACCTCTTGCGGTTTCATGCGGACTCCTGAAAGATAGTCAGCAACACCGAATTTACGCCGGTTCCGGATTCCTCGAACGTACCCGAGGGGAGCGGTTCCCATAAGGTGGACAATGTCCGGAGCGCAGTCTCCTGTCGCGGACCACCGCTGCAGATGGCGACTATTTTACCCCGAGGTTTTAGCAACGTCAGCGCGTGTTTAATATGTGCTATATCCTGAGCGTTACCAAACGGCGGGTTCATCAAGAACCTATCGTATAGGCGTCCTCCCCCGTCCCATTGCAGGAAGTCGGAACAGACCACAAAGTCAGCATGAGCTTCCGCCAGCTTCGACAGCTCGTAATTGATCTCCACAGCCGTGACAGTACCGCCAGGACGAACACATGGCAGCGCTTCCAGGATGCGACAAGTGCCGCTCTCGGGCTCGCAAATGTCCATGCCCGGTTCAATATCTGCCTCATCGACCATGCGAGCGGCAAGAGCCACCGGAGTCGGGAATAACTGCGGAGCCGACACAACCTGAATGCCAGCCTTGATCTGTTCACGCAACACATCGGCCTTGCTGGTGTCGGGCAGAGTTCGGATCGGTCGCGGTTCACTGGCCACTCGCACACACTCCGGGAGTTCAACTGGCACAACAGATGCTGCAGAAGGCGGATCAGTGCGCTTCTGGTCAGTCAGGAATATAGGCTGCCATGTACCGCCACGAATAATGAAACGGACCTGATGCCGAGCCGTCGTCTCGGTCGCACGGACATCCGTCAGGCCTTTACTATCTTTGTAAATAGCCGCCCACTGCGCCTTCGTTATTTCCTGAGTCTGTAGGGCCGGACACGGTTCAGAACTCCACCTGCTCATTAAGGCAATCTCGCCGGGATAGTTGCAAGCCGGAGCCTTCTTGGTCGCAGCCAGAACCTTATCTGCGTCGCCCTCTTTAGGTGGCAGATAATCAAAAATCTCATGCACAGGAATGGTAGAAGCGAAGTGACCGACGACCGACACGCTGTTTACTGCCCCATCCTGCCGATTGATTTTGGTAACGATGTAGAATTTACCACGGTGCTTGACCTGGCCACCCACGGCAAAGTCAAACTTATCGGCGGCGGAGCCGCCAGACTCGGCCAGCATGGCACGCTCGTAAAGCAATCGATTATTGATATGGTCAATCCAGTGTTGGGCAAAACTCCAGGTTCGCGGGTACACCCGCTGCGCAACCTCAACCACCTGTTCGACGGTCATGGCAGGACAGGCTTTGTAACGATCCTCATCCGGACGGAGCACTTCATAAGCGGACCAGTACATACCGTCGTCACGCTTCAAAACTCCCAGGTGGCAGTAATTTGCGAGTGCCCGAGCCTGCTCAAGCGAAAGGCCATGATGATTCCAGCGCTTCAACCAAGTCTCCGCCTCGGCCTGAATTTTGATCTGCTTTCGTATATCTGCCTCCAGACCCTTAATCCGTCGCTGCCTCACATCCGGACGTTCAAGATATTTGGCATACGCGAGAGCGCCGGCAGCTCGACTTGTCCAGTATGCAGCGGTATCCCACATCTTGACGGCACGTTCCATACCAGATTGGATGCGATCGGCGTCCTTTCGTGCGCGTTTTTCCGAGTGGTGACCAATGAGGATTGGCTGCCCAAAGGGAATGCCATTGGTAATAGCAGCGACCCCCTGGTGTGCTCGGTCGCCATCGCTAGTCCGTTTATCACTATAATCGTCGAAGCGTTCAGCGCGAACGGTTGCCCGGTCAACAAGAGTTGTGTCCTCGTCGTCAATCTCGCCGCACCAGTCGAGCATCAAGACCTCACGAGCGGGAGTCCAGATGGCATAGAAGACGCCCTGCTTCGGAGCCCAGGAAAAACCCAAAGCCTTGATCTGCGAGTATTCGTCGGCAGGCAACCGACCAGCAGGAGCCATGCGTAACTTGTCGTCCGCTGGGTCGTAAGTACAGGTATGTCGGCTGATAGGTGTGTCCACTGTGCTACCTCCATTTACCTGCGATGGTTAATTCAAAACTGCATAGGGATCGCTACACGTAGCCCTCATCGCAATGAGTGTTGGGCATCTAACCGAGTTGCCTCGGCCAGCCTCCATTTCTGACTCCGATGATCATCCCGATACCCCATGTAGCACATACCCTCAACGCCACCCTTACCCGGACTGCCCATGATCTACCCTCACTCACCGGACTTGCACCTGCTAAAATATTCATTCGGGGCTTTACTCTCGATCAATTCTGTTTTCCGCTGGAGTTTTTACACCTCTCGGGACCAGCTACCGTCAGATTCGTCACATATACTCTTTGCGCGTAGATACCGCTCCGACCATCATCTTCCCTATGCAGTTTTCAAAGAACCATCAGACTACACATACCCAAAGGGTTAAACCTGAAATGATACCCGCAAAAACATTTGGCCGGATTTGAAATATCTATAGCATATAAATTAGATATACAAATCACAAGAACCAGTGGGCAAATAGTTTGGCATGCGCTACACAATAGCATAGTATTATTGTTACGACCACAATGGGGGCAAGAATGATGCGATATCTTAAGCTGTTTTTATCTCTCAGAAAATCACAAATGAATCTCTTTAATTATCGCCTCCCTAAACACGAAGAAATCAAAACGGTACATGCGAGCACTAGACGCCTTGCATCAGGAGCCATTGCACAGGTTGTAGCGCATCAACGCAAGGTTCAGGTACGAGGGGATGAAGGCTTAGAGATTAAGCATGGCGAAAAAGTCTACTACCGCACTCCGGAGATGAACCGGAAAAAGAAGGGCTTCATCGTTGCCGGCAGCCACGAGACCGGCTATGAAATCAAGCCAGTGCGCGAAGGGTACACGCTTAATCCTCCACACATAAAAGAAGTGAACCGCGACCACATATGGGCAGAAGAAGAGCACACGGCGGAGAAAGCACCCAAAGGCACGGGTGGCCGTGTGACGGCAGAGGAAAGCACACGCAGGGCGCTGGTCGGGATGGAGCGCATTGGTATGCCAGAGGCAGAGATATTGCAACACCCGGCCATTGTTGACAGAATGAAAGGGACGCTCAAGTACTTGGCCAGTGGAAACGGATACAACCCGAACTACGTTGTCGCCAACGGAGTACTCCACAATGACGACCCAGCAGCGAACGAACTGTACAGCGAATACATCACGGCGGCAATCGGAGCCCTGAGAACATCCGGGACCAACGCCAGCGATGCCGACATACAGGAGTTCAAGGATTATCTGGCCGGCACCGCGTCAGAGAGCAACGTCGCCAAAACGATAGCCCGGACAGGCAAGACGGCGGCCATGCGCCACCTGATCACCAATAACGACCGACTGAAGGAAGAACAGTCATACGATACCCAGGGTGAAGACGATTACGAAACAGGCATGCGCGATATCGCTGCACAGGCCGCAGTCGGACCAGCAAATGAATCGAACGCTGCCAAACAAGAAGGGCTCGCCAACGGCATCGCAGAGCAGCTGGACGCACTCGATGACCCGATTGCATCCGCCATAATCAAAATGAAGTTTGGTCTTGGCCGGTTCGACCACGGATACAAAGAACAGGATATCGCGGCAGCGCTCAACCGGACAGGTGTCCGATCAGAAGCAGTAGACAGATGGGACGCAGCGGCGGTCAAGTCGCATATGCAAACGGCGCTGGTGCGACTGGCCAGAACCAAGGGAGCCAAAGAGCTGCTCGGCTTCCTCAAGAGCCTGCGGGAAGAAACCACACTTAGAAAGTCGGCAAGCATTCACCAGAAGACCATCTGTGTGGACTTCGACGGAGTAATTGCCGATTACTCGCAGGGATGGCAAGGAGCCGAGGCGTTCGGAGAGCCGTTACCGCAAGTCTCGGCAGCCATGCTGGCACTCAAACAAGCGGGATGGAAGATCATCATCTTCACCACTCGGCAGGAAACACCGGCACTGCGAGGCTATCTCGGATTTAACGACATCCCATATGACGAGATCAACAAAAACACCGATCAGCCAGAAGGCAGCAACGACGGAAAGCCGACCGCGGACGTGTATCTCGACGACCGGGCCATCCGGTTCAAAAATTGGGAACAGGCGCTGATGGATATCGACATATTCACCAAGAGCCTGAGAGCCGACAACCTCATGGATCGGTCCATGCTGATCAAGTCCCACGTAAAGCAATATACCCGGCAGGACGGCTCGGTGGTACAAGAACACGACGACAAACGTGTCAAGAAGCACCAGGACGTGCTCAAGCACCAGAATGAGCATGGAGAAGAGATACACTCGGGAGCCAAGCTGAAACACGGCGATCAGCTGGCCGAACACCTCAAGAGCCGAGGCTGGAAAGAGCGCGAAGTCCACCAGGTGAAGCCAATCGAGGGGCACAAGGGTGGAAAAAAAGAAGACATGCCGGAGCATGAAGAGATCAAGGCGAAGAATCGGGAGAACGGAGCACTACAAACAGCGGAACGTAGCATGGAAAAAATGCGTGAGGCCGCAGCAGCCAGTGACGACCCGGTCTCAGTGCTCAAGAACATAAACACCAGCCGAAGCAACACCTACACCGAAGCCGTGGACAACTACCGCGAGAAGCTGTTGGAACACTACGGCCACCAGGTCGATCGCGACAACGTCGCAACGAAATACGAGAAAGACGGCCACTCCATAATCATGTCGAAAGATGGTGATGGGCACACGATACATTTCGCGGGCGGCGACCCGAGCAAAGATAAAGACCAGATATCCAGCATCCAGGGCAAGAAGGAAGTCCAGAGCGTAGACACCGGCAAGAAAGAGCCGAAGTTCATCATAGGCAAAGAGAACAAGGCTTACACGGCCAAGATGAACGAGGTCAGCAGTAAGTATGCGCTGGTGGAATCCGACGACTTGACGACCTCCCACACCATCCAGGGGCACATAAACAAAGCCTACCCACAAGAGATACAGCCCCGAGAGCGGGAACGCCTGTCGAGCCAGATGCAAATGGCAAACATGATGAACGATATCAAGCCGGAACTGTTCGGCGCCGGTTCAATGGCTGCCCATGGCGCTCCAATCGTCGGCAAGGATGGAGCTGTCGAAAGCGGCAACGGTCGCACCATCGCCCTGACGGAAGCGTACAAGCGCGGACTGGCCGATCACTACAAGGAATGGCTGAAAGGCGAAGCGGACACATTCGGCATAAAGCCGGAAGATGTCGAGAAGATGAAAAACCCGGTACTGGTCAGAGTCCGCAGCAACGACGACAAAAACACCGACCGGGCAGAGTTCGCCCGAGAAGCAAACGACACCGGAAACCTCGGCTCGTCGCCGGCAGAACAGGCGTGGAATGATTCGGCCAGAATCGATGGCAGCCTGCTTAAGAAGTTCACGGTTGACGAAGATGGAGAAATCTACAACGACGATAATATGGAATTCATCAACGGATTCCTTGACAAGTTGGGCAAGAACGAATCAGCCGGCCTGCGCGATGCTGATGGCGACCCGAATAAAAAGTGTATCGAGCGGATACAGAATGCGGTATTCACAAAGGTATACGGCAGCTCTGTACTGACAGAACTCCAGGCAGAGAGTGCCAAACCGAAGATCAAGAACATACTCAAGGCGCTGAATGGATGCGTCGAAGACTTTGCCCAAGTCAAAGGCCATGACGACCTGGACGTGGTTCCGGATATGATGGAGGCGATCGAATACACACTGGCACACCAGAAGCAGAGCAAGGCAGAACTCGAACACACTCTGAAAAACGCAGGGGCGCTTGATTTTACCGGAGACACACCGAAGTTCAAGACCGATCATGCTGTCAATATGATACTGGCAATCAACGACCGCACAGGTAACAGGAACAGGTTGGAAAACGTATTCCGGGCCATCAGTAACGGCATCAAAAATGAAGTCGCCAACCGGGACAACCCGGAAGTGGATATGTTCTCCGGGCCATATCAGGCAAAAACGAAGGAACAGGTCGTCAAACAGGCACTTGACAAGATGAACAGTTCTGATGATGGTATAAATAAATCATTCCAGCCGACAGCCTTTACCCATATACTGAGGAAATCAAGGAGACCATATGCTGACAGAAGAGGAAAAGTACAAGAAGAAGTCGGAACTCTTGAAAAAAGCTCTTGCGGATGCGGACCAGGCGGATGCAGAGGACGAAAAGAAAGCTGCAGCTGTAAAGCCCAAAAAGAAGAGACCAAAGACCCGACAGAAGCAAGAGCAGATGGACAAGGACAAGTCCGCAGCAAAACCACAGGCGTTCGGATCCTAAAGTCTCACGTCGCAGCCTACGATCGCACAACTGCATCAGGGGCACTGGCTCACATCGACGCCCACGAAGACAGCCGCGTGAAGCGTTACGCCATCAAACTGGCACGCACCGAGAGCAGCCACCAGCTCCATAAACTGCGACAGGAACGATTCGCCCACCTCCCCCACTGGGGCACACTGGATGATCACATCAAGCAGCGGATCCTTGACGCAGAAGAAGAAGTCCACGGAGCCCACACCCACTGGGAAAAATGGAAAGAAGAAAATATGCCGGCCAAAGAAAACAAAGAGCCAATGGCCGATCATCTCCCGGGTGATCACTCAGGACTGCTGCAAGCGAGGTTATTTAAGGGAAGGAGACGTGAAATGTACCTGATCAAGTCGAAACGACCAAAAGGCGACGGAAGCCCCAAAACAGTACAAGAACCAGTCAGGAAAAGTTGTGCCCTCTCTGTAGCGCATATCTTACGCAAGTCACAGCATTCCGATCATGCCGCATACACTCGCACCACGGCATCCGGAGCAACAGCAAATGTCGCTCAAAAAGGGCAGCCACACCATGAGATGGTCAAGGAGCTCCACGACGCGTTCGAGCGGCACGATAAAAAAGGACGAGGCGGCATGGGGATCAGCACCGACCACCCAGATTATTCCACTCCTGAGAAATACACGAAAACAGCCAAGAACATCCTCAAATACAAAGGCCATGAACGGCTCGGAAAGCAAGGCTCGGCAGAAGTCGGCGCCATGCTCGAGCGCCACATTAAACAGTTGGAGGCATAGCATGGCAACCTGCTTCCGGTGCCCAGTTACAAAAGAGAAGCGTTGCGACGGATCCTGCGGACTCGGATGCAATGATTGCCCAGGAGAAAAGAAACAATGACACCCATTGACCAGACAATCGTCTGCGTTGGTACCGGAGACTGCCAACGAGCGGTAGTTGCCAGCTTATTCGATCTCGACATTGACCAGGTGCCGAACTTCCGCAAGTTTCCGGAACGCGGATGGTTCGACGTGTACTGGTACTTCCTGTATGCCATGGGATACGAATATGTCGGGTGTCTGATGCCGAATAAAGACCAGCTGGAACTGGCCGACAGCATAGATGGATATTTTGAGGCATGCGTGGCAAGCAAGACGTTTAAGAACGCTACCCACGCGATAATCATCGACCAGAATGGCGTAGTGGTCCACGACCCAAACCCGAACAAGCTGTGGCAGGGAATTAACGTATTGGAAAGCGGAGAATTAAAATATTGGTACGCGATACGGAAGAGACAACCGAAGTAAGTGAGAGCCCATGCTTCGGAGAACAATGCCGAGGCTGCAAGGATTTCTTTTGCTGCCCCGAACATTTCCCTGTTGGATGCTGGGACTGAAAATAACGGAGGCGACGCATGAAAGCACAGCTCTGGTTTTATAAAGCTCCAGGCAAGTTTTTTGACAAGGTGATCAGGTGGTGGACAAAAAGCAGATACAGCCACGTTGAGATTGTAGTGGGCGGGATAGCCTGTGCCGCCGACGCATGGTCAGGAAAAGTCCGAACCGCTCCAGTGACGACTTTCAACCAAGACAACTGGGATGTGGTCGAAGTTGAGTTACAGAAAGATGCGCCATGGCTTCTCGATCAAGTCGGCAAAGGGTACGACTGGCTGGGAATCCTCGGATTTATTACGCTCGGGTTCGACGACCCCAGTCGCTGGTACTGCTCTGAGCTGGCAGCCGCAGCAATGGGCTTGAGCCCAAGACAGGTATCGCCAGAGGAACTTTACAGCAAAATAAGCGGAGACATCGCATGATAGAAGACAAAAAAAGTATCAAGCACCTACCATCACTGATCAAATCCCGCCAGCTCCATGGCAGGATCAACTTCAATGGTCTCCCGATCAGCATCGAGACCGGACGCAGCCGGTGTCGCGAATGGCACAACCCGCAGGACGGCAGCCAGGGCATGAGCAGGATGTCACTACCATACGGTTACATAAGAGGCACACTGGCCACAGACGGAGACGCGGTAGACGTCTTTGTTGGGCCAGATCCCTCCGCAACCTCCGAGGTCTACGTCGTACATACAACCAGAGCCCCGGATTTCACTGAGTACGACGAAGACAAGTGTTTTGTCGGCCTGAACACGCCGGAAGAAGCTGTCCGGGCCTTCCACGCATCCTACAGCGAGCCAAGGTTCTTTGGCAGCATGAGCATCTGGCCGTTCGAGGAATTCAGGGGAGCACTGACCAGCATGAAGGGTAAAAAGCTGCAGAGCAACAACCAGTATATTCCGCCTACAGAATCCGACAACGGAATTAAAACAGGACCGGGCCGACTGTTCAGAGAAGACGAACTCCGAGATAGAGCCCAGCGAGCCATTGACGAGGCATCCGTGAAAGCAGGCAGGCCAATCACCGCCGAGGAACTGCTGGCAGCAGCAAAGCGCGGGATGCCGCAGGAGCTTAAGAAGTCCGGAGAAGCAATGTGCAAGCGCCTGGGCGACAGCATGGGCATCGACTGGAAACGGTACAACCTGGACGAATTCTGTGACGGCATGTTCGACGAGCAAGAGCATGCCGACGTAGTTGACCACGATGATGCCAAGATCGCCAAAATAGTGCTGGTACATCTCGATGAGGATCCGCACTACTACTCCAAGATGGCAGAGGTCAAGAAGATGGGCCTACTCAAAGCCAGAGCCGGGATCCGTTACTAATGCCACTACGCAAAGCAGAAATCACCAGGCATGCCTGGTTGCGATTCTTGAAGAGATGGGAAGGCGAACCACCGCCATGCTACCGGACCGAACTTGACCGCCTCATAGCTGCAGCAGAAGAGGTAGACCTTGGCTATGGAGCGGCCATCAGAACCATCAAAAACGGATTCACACCAGCACGGTACTTCGTTGCAGAATACTGGCGGTTCGTCACGGACGAGGAAGTGACAAAGATCATGACGGTCGAGCGGCCATACATGACCAGCAAGCGACCAAACCGAAGGATTAAAGACAAAAAACGTTACGGCGGAAAACCGTAAGCAAAATGTTTGACATACGCTACAGCGATATTTAGAATCAGAACAAATGAAAAAAGCCCCGAAGCTGATATATCTGCTCCGAAAGAGCAAACAGGCAGAAACGGCGGCAATACCAGTGCTTAAAAGAGATGATTTTCCGCTCTGTTTTTACTTCAAAGGGCAGGAAATAAACATAACGGTAACACCAAAAGGCAACATCGAAGTTACGAAACAACGCTTGACAGGCGCAAACGGCGAATAGGCAACTACGAGTCAGCGCAGTTATAGGCGGCATCTGGGTAAACCCGGAGCCGTCTTTTTGTGTTCAAGGGGCAGCAGATGGAAGAAACCGACAACCAAGTCCTGTTTGAGCTTCCGATCGAGATGGAACTGCGTAAGAGCGCAGGCGGAGATCGCCGTATCGTGCGAGGGTACGCCTCCACCGAAAGCATGGACCAGGACGGTGAAGTTATCTTGCAATCCGGAATCGACTTCGGACCTCTTATGAAATCCGGATACCTGAACTACGACCACTACGCCAAGTGCCTCAAATGCGGACATATCCATGCATTATCCAAATGCCCGAGCTGCGGAGTAGTCAAAGGCGCCAAGATGCCGATCATCATCGGCTATCCCACCAGAGCAGAGATCCGAGACAAAGGCCTGTGGGTAGAAGGGGAACTGCTCAAACCTACCGGAGAAACCACCAGCGAGCAGACCAAGCTGGCCGACGAGATGTGGGAGTTGGGGCTCGCGTTTCAGAAGTCCGGAGGCAAACGAGCACTGGCGTATTCGGTAGAAGGCGGAGTGCTGCAGCGTAAAGGCAACAAGATCGTGAGGTCGGTCGTTTGCAACCTCGCAGTAACACACAAACCGGTTAACGAGGATGCCACCATAGAACTCTTCCGTAAGTCATTCTGCTGCGGAAAATGTTCACCAGACCACCCCCTCTACACCCCAGGACACAGCTGTGGAGCACACGCTCCCATGAGCAAGGAAGACGTCAAAGACCTGAGCAAAGCGATGTCCACCACGTCAGCCGGACCACTCATGCTGGAAAACCTCGACAGAGGCATGAGCGGTATCCTGTACGGCAACAACACGGACTGCGGATGTTTTGACTCAGCCGGTAAATTCAACGGCGGCCTGACCGGAGCCGTCGAACACATGCAAAAATGCCAGGGATATTCAAAAAACCAGAGCATCAACTTCCTACGGAAAGCAATACATGGTGCCCAATACAGGCCAGACCTCGCAGCGTTAGTAAAGGCAGCGGGAATTTTACATAAACCGTAAGCAGCAAATTAAAAGGAGGAAACGCGAATGAGTGTAGAGAATCAAGAAGCCTTAGATAAGGCGATGGAAGAGCTTGATGATCTTGAAAAGTCCGTCAAAGAAGAGCCCAAAGACGAACTGGACGAGTTAACCAAGTCTCTGGAAGAAGAACTCGGCGATGAGTTGACCAAAAGCCACAAAGAGCCGGACGGTGACGAGGACGACAAAGGCGCAGAGCCCGTTGGCCAAGAAGAGGAAGATGGCGAAGGTGAAGCCGACCTCTACAAATCCACACAGGACGAGAACTACGATGAAGAGCTGGTAAAAGCCAGTGATGCATTCGCTTCTCTCGAAAAATCGGTCCAGGACATGACGGCAGGCCTCTCTGGTGAAGTTGACTCGCTTAAAAAGTCCGTCGCTGCCCTGCTGAATTTGAATATCAAGCAGGCTAAGGTGATCGCATCCCTCGCCAAGTCGCGCCATGAAGATATGGAACGCATCGAGAAGTCCGTAACCGAACTCGGAGCGAAACCACTATCTCCCGGCCAGGCTAAGTTCGGCATCGGCGGTGTTGAAGTGGTGGAGGAACTCACCAAGTCAATCTCGGATATTTCTGAATCACTGACCAAAGCAGTACAGGCAGGGCAGGTAGACGCTCGTCACCTGTCGATATTCGGCACTTACAAAGACGTTGGCCGTCTCCCCGACGACGTCAAAAAAATAATCGGTCTGTAAAGCACCGTACAACAAAAGGAGGAACACCCAAATGGAAGTACAAAGTTACGATCAGATGTTGAAAAGCGGTGGCTACAACCAGACCGGTGACGGTATCGTCGAGGATCTGCGCAAAGCACTCGCAACTACCAGCAGTGGCCCAGGCGGTATTCAGTCCGGACCGCTCATGCTGGAAAACCTGGATGCAGTGATGACCGAAGTCCTCATCACTGAGCAGCACTTCAAACTGTTCAATATGCTCCCCAAGGTTCCCAGTGCGCAGCCTTACTACGAGTACAACGTCCACAAAGGCTTCGGCTCCAACCGTAGCGGTGGCGCTGGCTTCCGTCAGGGCGGAGCGCCAAAGGGCGGAACCTCTACGTTTGAGCGTAAAGGTATCTACAATAAGTTCCTCGGCGTACTCGGCGGGATTACTCACCAGATGCTGATCACTGGACAGAATGGCGGCGCTTTTGAAGACCCCACCGTCCGTGAGAACCGTGACCGCACGCTGGAGCTGCTCGAAAAAGTAGAGCGCGAATTGGTGTTCGGCCAGTCCGCAATCAAAGACGAGAACGGCGAAGAAGTAAACTTCGACGGGCTCTTGGCTGCACTGACCACTGCCAACTCAGCCAACGTAATTGACATGAAGGGTGCTCCCCTGACTTTCAATGAGCTGGACGTTGCCGCCCAGTCTCTGGTAACCACCGGCAAGCAGGCCAGCGTCAACGGGTACAACGTGCTGCAGTCGGCACACGTAACCGCAGGCTTGAATCAGCAGTTCGCATCCCGCAACATGGTCCGCTTCAACAAGGACGGCGGACAGCAGCCGACGTATTCCCTGGGACAAAATCTTGACGGGTATGATACGCAGTTCGGTCGGTTTAATTTCGACTACTCCATCCTGCTCCAGGAAGTCGAAGCTGCCGCACCTCTGGCTGCCGCACCCGCAGGCGTTCCTGCCGCACCGGCAATCACAACCCAGCCGGTAGCCGCTGACGATGCAGCCGGTCTGCACCTTGCAGCCACCTACTACTACACCATCGCAGCCTTCAACGACACCGGCGAATCCCTCGGGACTATTTCCAGCGCCGTTGCAGTACCGGACGCAACCACAAAGGTGACGATTGTTGTCACCCGCCTTGCTGGCGCCACAGGCTACCGCATCTATCGCGGCAAGCTCGCAAACGGCTCCGACGCAAAATGGATTGCCAAAGTGGCACAGACCGCTTCCGGCGACCTGACCTTTGTTGACAAAGGCGAATGGCAGACCGTGGACGCAGCCGGCAAACCTTCTGACGGTATCGCTCTGGTAATCAAACCAGATGCACGCGACATCGCCATCGCCCAGATGACACCACTCATCAAAATGCCGCTGCCACAGGTAGGTACAACCTTCCCGTTCATGCTGCTGCTGTACATCGTTTCTGTGATCAAAGCTCCTGAACGAGTAATGATCTACAAAAACTGCGGTACATACACTGCGCCTTAAGTGTAGCGTATATGTAACAAGGCGGGAGGCTTGACGGCCTCCCGCTTATCAAATCACCCCAAAGGAGCATTTATGTCAAAGACCATCGAAATAGCATCCCGCCACAAAGGCAAAATTGCCACAAAAGTAAAAGGCGAATCCGTAACGGTCGAGTTTAAAGAGACTGACACACCCGACGTGTTTCTGGCCATGTGCGACAACGACGAAGCTGGCGCATTCCTCTCAATCGGCCTGCCAGACTATTGGAAGCCAAAGGTCGATGCAGACAGCGGCAAAGAAGCGGACGTCAAGATCGCAACAGCAGCCGAGATGATCGAGAAGATCAGGGCAGCAGTGACGATCGAAGAAATCGAGGCACTGATCACGGAAGAAGCACGTATCAGCGAGAATCCTCGCAAGAGCGTGATGGACGAAGCAGCGAAGCGCAGCAAAACACTTACGAAGTAACCGAAGTAACTCATATAACCAGGAGGTGTCGCAATGGCAACACGAACTACAAGGACATTCGGAGCAAACAAGGCAGCATATGGCGCAGAACTGGTCGCTATGCGCGTAGAGTTCAACAAGCTGGTGGATGAAGTCGAAGAGCTGAAAGCAGCATATTCAGTCCACACACACAGTGCTGTCGCCACGAAAGCCCCGGACGGTTCTTCTGGTACAGGTTTTACGCCAGCGTTTGTCGCTGTTGACGCCAAGAAGATCGCATAAATGGCACTTACCGGGATCGACATATATCTCAACCGAGATGAATATTCCCGATACGAGGCTCCAAGGTCGGTGGTAAAGGCGAGGATCGTACCCTCTCCCGCCATCGACCTGGCCTCGGAGCCGGTTGTCATCTCCCTGGAAAAGAAGGGAGTTCCACTGGCGACCCAAGTGATTGTATTCAGCGGAGGCGCAGCCAAGGGGATTGTCGTAGAGTTCGATCTGGCCAACATCAACGATGCAGACGGGACAACGCACATCAACCGAGGCGACTACAAGATCACCGCGACACAGGGCGACCTGACTTCGGTAGCTGCATTCAAGGTCTCCATCATCACGGCTGACGAAATGCGGCAGACTTACTGCCAAGGATTGCACTTGGTATCCGGTTACAAACTGATGCCGAAGCGGCAGCCTGCCGTCGTGACCGGAGTGACCATCACCAGCGTATCCAAGGGCGCCAAGAAGGGCGTAGTTGGCCTTGAATATAAAGCCACAGGCAACACACTGACGTGGGGCAAGGGTACACCAATCCCCATCACCGAAAACAGCACCAGCGAGATCCTGTTGGACGCTACCGGCAATTATTGTGAGGTGGACGTGGATTTCTTCTCGCTACCATCCGCTGATGCCGCCGAAGGGATCCTGCTCGACCAAGAAGAACTGGCCGATGGATTCCTGCAGAGCGAAATTGAAAAAGCCACCCAGGAAGTTGAGAGCATGCTCAAGATATTCTTGGAGCCAACCCGAGTAGCAACCGAGCCGTACTATTCCAATCCGGAACAGGGGGAATATTTCGACTCGAAAGCGGTACCGCTCACTTTCTACGAGAAGGATTTTAACAAACGCGGCATGGGGTGGCACCTCGACCTTCCATATCATCAGGTAGGCAAAGTGACAGACCTCGTGGGTTACATCGGTAACACCAGGGCCATGGAACTGAAATCAGGCGCACTGACCGTCAACCGCAAGAGCGGGAACGTGGATGTCCTGCCGTACAACAGCCAGTACGCACAATACTGGACATTCTTCATGGGCATAAACTTCTGGGGAGTGCGCGAATTCATCGCCGATTTCTGGCGGTACAAAGCCATTCTCGGCATAGACGAGAAGATCCCGGCAGAGATAATCAAGATGGTCGGCTACATCTCGGCCATATCGATCCTTACCACCGCAGAGCAAGCGTGGCGGTCGGGTATGACCAGTGAAAGCATCAGCAAGGACGGCGTCAGCAGAAGCCAGAGCTACAACGCAAAAGGCGTCTACGACACCGCCATTCAAGAATACAAGGACTGGAACAAAACCAATCTGCCGCGACTACGCAACCTGTATCGCGGCATCTCGTGCGTGGTGCTGTGATGCCAATCCCAATCGATGCCGTTGATAATTTTGTAGCCGAAGAGGGAGAGCAGGTCCGGCACTTGATTGGTCTGCGCTGCTTCTGCCATGGCCCGGACGGACAACCGGACCCGAACTGTACGCTACATGAAAATGGCGGGTGGTACTACGGAGACGAAAGAACTATCACTGGGTTGGTAACAGATATATCGCAGCGCAGGGAATTAATGGAAACCGGCGTATTCATGCTGGGAGACTGCATATTCTCGCCAAGCACTTTCGATGTCGTGAGCGAGGGAGACAAAATCATATTTACCTGGCCCTTGCCCTATGGACAAGGGGATGCATTGGTTCGAGGCACAGGCAACTCCGACAAGCTCTATTACGAGGGAGTCAGTGGAATATTTTGCATAGATGAATACAAGGTCAAATATGTCAATGGCGTCGATTATCAGCTGGAAGGCAAAAACATTATATGGCAATGGCAGGGCAAGAACGGAAACAAGCCGGGAACAGGGACACGCTATTCTATCAAGTACCGTGCCTATATTGAGTGGTTGGCATTTGTGCCGCCGATTGAACGGATTACCCACGGAGACGACCTTGGCAGTAAGGTCATGTTGCGGAAAAAGCACCTCATGGAGTCGAGATGAACGACACCTCAAACATAGAAGCAGCCGTTGAGAGAGCAGCGGGATTTGTCCAGGCTCAATGGCAGCAGGCTGTGATGGGGATAGAGATTTTCCCCGGCATGCAGCCGATTACCAGCAATATCGGTTTGCGCCGCATCTATTCCGACAGCATCGTCACCAGAGACCAGCTGTCACAGGGTGACAGCATCAACCAGCAGGTTGTCGCCACATCAAAAGTTGCAGAGCAGCTGGAAAACGGTTGCGCTCCATTCGACATGAAGCCGGCACTCCTGAACGGACCGAAGGCACGGATCGGGAAGAACGGCAGATACAACATCATCCCATTTCGGCAAGGTACAGGCAACGGAAGTTCGCCAAACAGCAATTTCCCGGCAATGCCGAAAGATGTCTACAAACAGGCAAGAGCACTCAAAGCCAGCGTCAAGAAGGGTAACGCCATCAAGTGGGGCGGAAAGCTGACAGGCACCGAAGGCAAGTATGCACCAGGGAAGAACCCCACCAGCGGCTACCAGCATAAGAATGGCAGATTCGAGGGAATGGTCAGGATCGAGAAGACCTACGCCAAGGCCACTCAAAACAAATATATGACCTTCCGCGTCGTCAGCGACAAGTCAGCTCCCGGGTCATGGATGCATCCCGGATATAAACCACACAACATAGCCGGAGCAGTATCTGCTTTTTGCAGGCCAGCAGTAGAGGCCATGGTGCAGCAGGCGGCAGAACTCGACCTCCGGGCCGCAATTGTAAGCATGGGGATGATATAATGGGATTCCCGAACGTAGATAAATATCTGGTGAAACTGTTCTTCGGAAAGTTTGCGGCGGCGAAAGCGGATGGCGGGTTTGCGATCAATGACACTTTCGACGATTTGGATGCAGGAGAGATTGCGGAAATAACCGCCTACATCAGCCGCAAGATCTTTACAAGCGATCTCCGCAAGAGAGACGACGGACAAGTTTACATCCTGCCACACTTCCCGCTGCTGGATATGCCGCTCCCACAGATCGGAATCAGTCTTGGTCAAGAAAGTACCGCCGACAGGTTTCTTGACGATGTGGCCGGTGACTCGACGCCATACCCTGCTAGCGGGACACAGACGCACTGGGACATACCGAAGGTCTATTTCGGAGCGGCAACATACCGGATTGACGTGGTTACAGCGACAAAAGACGAAGCGATCTGGCTGGCACGGTTGACACAGAGATTCATCTGTGAAGAGCAAGACGACATGGCCGGTATCGGAATATTCGAGATCGACATAACGCTTGCAGACCTCAAACTCGAACAGGAACATTTACCACTGACAGTGTTCAATCGAGCAGTGCAGATCAACTGCAAAGTACAGAATTCGTGGACCAAGCGTGTCCCGATCAGTAATTACGTGACCGGTGCCAACATACAGCTTTAATTGAAATGTAGCGTACATCAACACCAAAGGGGGGAATAACGTGGCTAAAAACGATGCAGCAGCTGTAACAGAACCCGTAGGTAATACAACCCCGGTACCGGGGGATACACCGGAACCATCCGAGTTCCCGGTAACCCTGGAAGAGTTTTTAAGTGAAATACCGAAAGCCCGGGTCGAGACAAAGGCGGCATTCACCCATCTGTGTCAAGCAGAGAAGATCAATGACAGGAAATACAGAAGCGAATGGGCAAAACTACTCGGACTGTTCGAGACCATGCCGACAGCATTGACATGGGCCGAATGGCAAATAAAAGGAGGTAAGTAACAATGGGCAAAGGAGTTCTCTGGAACGGTAAATACTACCTGATCCCCCAGGCTGCCAGCCGCATCGACACATCGACATTGGCCAACAGTCCACTTGGCGGAACAAACAAGGTAGCGATTCTCGCGGAAATGGTCGGGCTGATACCGCCAAAAACCGCCATCAAAATCAACAGCCCGTCACTGGTGAGCCAGCTCTTGCATCCCGACTCCGAAGAGGCGCGGTTGGGCGCACAGTTGCTGTTCGATCCATCCCCCAGCGCACAGGGAGCAAGCGAAGTATATCTGATTCCGGTAAACCCGGCAACCGCATCAAGTAAGGCGTTTAAAGACGCTGCTGCCGCAGATGTCCTCACTCTAACCAGCTACCTGTTTGGACAGACAGCCAACCAGGTGAAAGCTAAAATCGAAGCTGGCACCACAGGTAGGAAGGTCACAATTCAGTATCTCGACAACGTGGAAATCTTCGACAACCTGACCAAGGACTCATTCAGTGTCCTGTACACCGGAGCAGCCGCGTCCTGCACCATGACCATAAACATCGCTGCCGCCACGCGCTTACTGACCACCAATGCAGCAGCATTGGCAGCTGACAACCTAAGTCTTGACCTGAATTCTTTTACTACGATTCAGGCTCTGGTAGATGCCATTAACAGCTTCAATGTTGCAGGAGTGGCAAAATACACCGCTGTAGCAATCACAAAACAGCCAAAGGCTGATCTATCCATTCAGCTTGATACGGTAACCACACAGGACGTCAAGACAGCAGCCTTCACGGCCAAATCCGATCTGCAGGCGATCGTAGATGGCATCAACAAATTGTCAGGGTATGTCCTCGCAACCCGCGTGACAGACGCAGGCACTATTCCAGCAGTTGCTGGCTGGACTTTCCTGAACGGTGGCTCGAACGGAACAACCACCAACAGCGATTGGCAAACAGCATTCGATCTGCTCAAAACCATGAAGATCGACCTGATTGTACCGCTCACGTCCGCTGCCGCAATCCATTCCATGTCTGACGCTCATTGCACGTATATGAGTGGCCCCAGCGGGAAGTCAGAACGTCGCTGCTTTGTTGGCGGAGCACTCCAAAGCTGGGTTAGCGAAGCGAATCGCCTCACGGCAATCACCGCACTACAGACCGCAGTAAAGAACCTGAACAGCGACCGAACCATGCACGTCGGCCTCGGGGCCAAGTTTTATGATCCAAACGGAAAGATAAAACTTTACCCTGCGTATCTCACGGCCTGCATGTACGCCGGTCTTGCAGGCGGCAGCTCACCGGTAGAACCACTTACCCGTAAATACCTGCGCTGTCTCGGGCTCGAAGTAGAACTTCGCATCTCCGAGATCGAAACCATGCTCGAAAGTGTCGTGGCAATCCCGATCCCTGATGCAGTACAGGGGGCAGGATATGTGATCAGCCGTCAGCTCACCACCTGGAACCAAAACGACGATCTGTACCGCATAGAGTTCTCGGTTGGCCGTGGCGCCGACTACATCGCCAGAGAGATTCGCAACCGTCACGAGCTGCTGGTGGGCAAGCCAGGCACCGAAAGCCTGGACATCACCATCGTCAACCTGACCAATGCCGTCCTCGAGGCTGCAAAACGGGAAGAGTACATCCGCAACTTCGACCCGAAAAAAACCCAGCTACGAGTGGATGGAACCATCCGCTACGTGGACTACTTCGCCGAGCCGATCCTTCCAGTAAACTGGATCTTCTCGACCTACCACCTGCAACCCACAAAGTTCAGCATCGGCCTGTAAGGAGGGCATAAATCATGGCTGTTAAGAATACCGCAACCGGCAACAGGGTTATACTGAAGATAAGGGGAGAGGCAATCGGAACCTGTCAGAACGTAAGTTTTGAAGACGATTTCAATCTCCAGGAAGTGGACGGGCTCGGCGACGTAGAAATCGTGGAGCACGTTGTTGGCAAGCTCACCCACCGCATCAGCGGTGAGAAATATCTGGTTGCCGCCGAAACGCTGGAAAAGCTCGGGTTCGTACCCAACAGCGACGAATGGCTGACCGCTCCGGAACTCTCGGTAGAAGTCATTGACACCGTCTCCGGCACCACCATCGAGAATTACACTGGCTGCAAGTTCAACACCCACAGCCGCAGATACACCAAGCACCAGGTAACAGGCGAGAATTTCGCTATATTGGCGAGACATAGACAATCGCAGCGGTAAAATGTAGCGCATACCAAAGGGGAGGCTTAACAGCCTCCCCAACCCAATTAAAGGAGCAATTATGTCCATTCCCATGACCAAAGAATTTAATATTGAACACCTTGTCTGCGCCACCACAGGAAAGCCATTCGGCAGCAAATACGCCGGTGCGTTCTTGATCCGTCGCCCATCGCTTCTGGACAAAAGAACAATCGCCATGCGAGATGCGGCTACGATCTCTGAGTTCGGCACGGTAAACCCGGAATTACTCAGCGAAGGGCTCAAACTATTGTCCTACATCGTCACATTCGTTGAAGTCACGGCGACGGCGACACTGCCAGAATGGTTCGATCTGAGCAAGATGTATGATGATGACGATGAGGACGCTATATTGGCTGTCTGGCAAGAGGTCCAGACCTTTCTTATGAGCTTTCGATCCAAAGCAGACGGGGACGATGGCGGCAAAGGAAATCAGCAGCCTTCGCTTCTGGTACCGGAGCAAGTATAATCTGCCGGTCAACGACCCACGGTACACCAGCATTACCGACGAAGAAATATCTCTCGAATACGAGATGTTCCTGGCGGCGGAAGGGAAGTCACTCAAAACCTGCTTCACATGCGATATGACGACTCACCGCGACAAATGTCCGTCTTGCGACATTGAGCTGTCTGGAGATGCAGAGATAGACGACATCTTCGCCAGAATAGAAGCAGGCGAAACGGTTGATCTCAATAAAGAACTGTACGGTGACAAATGGGAGCCGGTAGTGATTGAATCAAAGGATGAGGGAGCTTAACGGCTCCCTTTTCTCGTGGGCAAAGCATTCGACTTGCGCTACGGAAATTGTAGAATGGATTCACGGGGGATACGCAGATGGGAATCGGCATTGATATCAGAGTAAACGGCACCGACAAGCTCCGGGAAGCCAAAAAAGAAATCGGAATGCTTAATAATGGGCTGAGAGAATCGGAGCAGTTATCCGACATCACCATCCAGACCAGTGGCCTGCCGAATAAGAACGATACCCAGGGCATGGTAGATGGTGTCCGTGATTATGCCAACCAGATCGACCGCGCCAGGGGTTCGATAGCTGCTCTGGTTGCGGAACAACGTAAACTGACCAGTGCTGTAACACCTAGAATGCAACAGGTGGCACAGGAATCCCCTCAAAAAGAATACTTAATTAAAGAATACAAGTATAAGAAAACCGAGGAGCCGATAAATATTGCCCCTCGCACGGCGCAGGCGGCGCAGGAGAGGCCTCCCAAGCTGGAGCAACAAGAACCGCCCGTCATTCCACAGCCCGTCTCCCCTCGCACGGCGCAGGCGGCGCAGGATTATTACAACACCGAAGCGTCACAAGCAACCACTATGGATGCGGCGAAGAAGCTGAAAGAAATTGACGCGGAAGGAAGCAGAAAGGGCGGTGTGATTACCCCCGGCCAGGCGGCGGAAGCATCGCGACTCTATAAACTCATCCTGGACGAGCAGAAGAAGTACGAACAGGAGATCGCGCGGACCGGCGTCAAGTTGGACGAGCTGTTTGCCAAGAAGCATAAACTTGAACAGAAAGCGCCACTACTCCGCACCGAGGACGAGCAGAAGGCCGTCGAACAGTTGAGGTATCAAATCGACGAACTGGCTGCATCCTCAGAGAAATATCAGCAGACGCAAGACAAGACGTTCGACAAGACAAACCGCAGCGCAACACGGTCAAATCAGAATATCCAGGGATACCGGCAACAGGAAGACCAGGCAGCCGCCGCCTCGATGGGGAGTACCATCAAGAAGGCGCTCGGATGGGCACTGGCCGCTGCTGGCGGATTCTCTCTGCTCGGGTTCCTGAGTTCGTCCAGGGCACAGTATCAGCAGGCGGTAGGTCACGAAGGAAAACTCTACGCCAGGGGTATTAAGGGTGGGTATAACGATGGCGTAAGCGCAGGTATAGGCCCGCTCGAACAAATGCAGATGCTGGAGGGAATCAGCCAGACCACCGGGATGTTCGGCAAGAAGGCGAATTCCGCAACGAACATGGCCGGCAGATTCGCAAAGTTCACCGGTACCGACCCCAGTCAGGTAGCAGGCATGTACGGCACGATGTACCAGGCCACCGGCAACCAACTGGCAGGCACTGGCGCACTATCCATGATGGGGGAGGCGATCAAGAAAGGGATGGACAAGTCCCGAGTATCCGAACTGATGCAATTGGTCAGCCGGAACACGCAGGCGACCGCACAGGCTATGGGAGGAGCCGGTAGCGACAGGCAGGCAGGACAGGCCACTGCTTTGGCGATAGAGGCGATGAAGGCCACGCAGAGCAAGGCGGATTACGCCCAATACGCCAAAAGCGGTAATTTTCAGAATGTGATACAAAATGGGCTGCAAGGCGCTGGGACCGCAGCGGTAGACATACGCTTATTTAAGGCTATATGCGGATACGACGGCCCAATGACGTTTGAAAAAATACACGAGATGAACAAGATAACACAGGGTGGGTTCGCGCAGAATCCACAGATAATGTCGCAGATAATCGGCAGCCTCCACGAAACCACAGACAAAGGGCGGGCCGGCGAGCTGGAAACCATAATGGAATCATGGGGCATCAAAGGCCTCGCATCGGAA